CGGTACGTCCGGCAACTTCGGGGACTGCGTTCGCTCTGGTATGAATACCCACAGTAAGCCTACTATTACTATCAATGATCCAAGTCTTGCCCTCTTGCTCATCAAAACTCCTTTGTTCATCAAGCAGCTGCTTGTATGTGTCTGGATATAGGTGCGCTAGGCGCACGAGTGCCTTGTCTCTTGCCCTTCTGTAATTGCGGTAGTGGATAGACTGCTTGCCACTTACTTCCTTACTCTCCATTGATCTTGTCCTCCCACACTATAAGTACATAGACTATCACCATTACTATGATTATCCCTAACAATAAGCTCATCTTCCTACCTCCCTTGCCCGTTGAATAATCTCGGTTATATCTATGGTCTGCCCTACTAGGTGGGCGTCTTCCTCATCACTATCCCACGCACTCACCAACAGGCGAGCATTATCAGGTGCAAGAGTGAGCCATTGCATAGCCTGTTCAGCACTAGCCCCGCCCCACTCTGCTCTCCCGCTCTCGTCCACTACCTCATACAAGAGGATCAATTCAGACTTACGCGGGTGTATGGTATAGATGTTGCTATCTCCCATAAACTTAGTTCCATTATCTAGTATGCGTAGCACTCTGTCATCACTCACTCTTATCCTCCTCCTCGAACCCGAATAGTTGCGACAGGGCAGAATTAGCCCTGCGTAGATTAGCGATAGCTCTCGCTATCTCCTCCTGTTGCAGATCTATCTCGGCTTGATTAAGGCATAGATCTACCTTAGCCTCTAAGTATTCTCTATTCACTACGCTACCTCCTCTAGTTTAGTCTGACACTTGGAACAATAGACCTCTTGCCCTTCCCAATAACCCGCACGACCACAATGCCACCACGATACTTCACTATCCTCTTTCAGCTCCCACTTATTCATTACGCTATCTCCTCTACTATTACATCATCATAACCTTTAACCTCGCGGTAAAACTCAGCTACACGCTCAGCATCTATCTTGTACGCGTAGTGTTGCCAATTAACTTCATACGCTCCTACCCATACTGTCCACTTACTCATTGCTATCTCCCTCGTTAGCGGGTAGTACTCTACCCTTGAATTGACTTTCGATTACCTTGATGTCGTCCTCACCCGTAGATAGCTTGTCCCAATCCCATTCTCTCGGATCTCCGTCATAGGTTTCTATCTCTAGTGTTACCAAATATCTATCTTTCATAGGTAAGAAGACTCCAATACTTCATCAGTTAAATTATCAAGCGTGTACTCCAAGCTCTCTTCATCTCCTGGATTTTCCTGCCATTCACTAGCCCAATCAGGGTCAGGAATAAAGTTTCCCTCGTCCAAGAAGTTCAGTTCGTAGCCGTCATAACTATCCCAGTGCAAGAGCACTGAGTACTCCACGCCCTCTCTCTCGAATGTGATGCGCTTATCGTAAGCAGTCTCTTCCTTTGTGATTCCTTTGATAATCATTTGCTCTCCTCCTTTGGGCAGTCCTCATAAGGATTCTCTTGCCCCTCTCTCTCTTTCGCTATCTCCTCTTGTAGGTATTCGATAGCTACCTGTCGTGCATTGATGTAGCCCGTGCCTACTATTGTGCGGGGTGCTACCTCTCGCGCTAATAGTGCATTGAGTAACTCTTGATTAGTCATCTTGCCCGCCTCCGCTAGCGTGTACTTATAGCTCATTACGCCACCTCCTTAGCCTTTTTGCACCCATTACACACTATGCCCACACCGATCTTAATTGTGTAACTAGGCAACCTCTTGCCATTACTTAGCGTTATGTATAGTGCCTCATTACTATTACACTCCATACATACCGGCTTGTTTTTCTTAGTCATTACTTAGCCTCCTTTAGTGCGATCTTAAATTGTGCCTTAGCTTGTGCCATTGTGTAGCCATAGTAAGTGCGGGTAAATAGATACTCGCCCGCGCCCTCTCCTACGAATTGCGACAGGACATAAGCCCCGCTATGTCGTACTCTTTCGATAGTCATACTTAACCCCTTTACTATTAAGATCCGGCTAGGTACCGGCTCCCTCTCCCTTGCCCGTAAGCAAGGGAGGAGAGTCACCTACCTAGTGAAAGTATCCGCGTAGCACTTAGTCATTGACCCAAAACAGTAGCCCTCCCCTGTCCACCATACATTTGCCGACACCCACACAATGACCGAGATTAGGGCAATCGTGAGCGGGGTATAGATAAGCACAATGCGCCCGCGCTTAGTGAGTTTCATACCGCCCTCATTCTCTCGGCTATCATTTGCGCCCCTAGTGAGTCGCCTAGCTCGTTACACACCTCTATTGCGTGTTCTACGCATAAGGTACACACACCGGCAAACCCCGCCATAAGGCTATTTTCTACTACTAGACGGGCTTGCTCGTCACACCTCACGCACTTAATCACGGGCGCAAGAGTGCCGGCCTCGTATCCGGTTAATGATGACATTTATTTATTCTCCTCTCGTAGTTGCTTAGCGATTAGGTCAAAAGGTAGCGAGCCTTGCCCCTGCAATAGCTGAGCAATTAAGAGGCCGGCTATCTCGCTTATCTGCTCGGTGACTATCTCGGTCACCTGCTCGGCTAGTGTCTCCCACTCTCCGCGCAAGGTATCCGATAACTGAACTATTCCCTCGGTGTTTTTAACATCTGCCATTAGCTCGGTGTAAGCCTCGTAGTCGTTCTCCATAACTAAAAGAAAGTCTTGCTTAAATTGCTCGGCAATAACTAGACGGGTCACGCTATCGTCTAGTGTGTCTGCTTGTTGTTGTGCTAGTGATGACATTTGCTTATTCTCCTCTTGGTAGGTCTGCGGTTAATAGTGCAAAAGTTTCTGCATTTATTTCGCCCTTGCTAAGTGCTAATTTATAAGTGTTCCAAGCCTCTTTATTGCTATTCATTGACTTATCTCCTTGTGAGCTTGTTAGGTAGGTTAGGCTCACGGGTCTATTGTTACACGACTATCCCCCATAGTGCAACACCATAACCGGCAAGGTTTCAGGGCGTGTCGGGCTAGGCAATAGCTGAGCCGGCTAAGTCTAGGTTTTGGATCTAATACCTACCGAGAGACCGAGGCATCGAGGACATCGAGGCAAGGGGTCAGGGTCACCGGCTCGGCTAGGTCATCGGGTCATCTTTACCGGTCAGGGGTGGCAAGGCTAGCGGGTCAGCCGGTAAGGACAAGGGCAGACACCGGCAAGGGCAGACAGGTCACCGGTTAGCGGTTAGTTAATTGGGAAAGGATTAAGGGTTAGGTCTGCCCAGGCGGTAGTCAGCCCCACCGTTTTTTCTAGCAACTTATCCACAGGTCTGACCAGTTATCCACAAGCAGGGGGGTGGGGGTCTGCCTGTCTGCCCGCTCACGGCTACCCCCCGTTGAAGAATATGGCACGGGGTGTCTGTATACTCCCCAACAAAAAATATTTGCTAAAGTGAAAGCTGGATCTAGCCTCTGACCTGCGGTTTTATATACTGTGATGAAGGTCACATCTGTAAAACGGGAAATGCGTTAAATTTCCTGCCTTATATATAGTAAGGGGTTTTAATAGGAAAAGCCCTGAGCTGCTACGGTATGGCCTCTTACGAGGCCCCTAGGCCGAGTTCAGTCTTACCCCTCAGTTCGCTGTAGCTCCTTCGGGCGTTAAGCCCGACCTGCCCAGTACTTTTAGTGGGGATAGGTCTATCTACTGGTAGATGAAACCTTCCTCGCCTAGTATAAAGAAGATCCGATTCCGGCCCGTCCCCAATAAATTTTAGGAGATCACGTGGCTGACAATAGTGCCGACATCGCCAAGAGAATCATCCTTGGTTGTGTAGCAGAGGGTATGACCATCGAGCAGGCTTGTGCCTCGGCTGGTAAATCCATTAAGACGTACGAGTACTACCGACGTACCGATAAGGTCTTTACAGACAAGGTTGACCGAACACGCCTTGGTCTTAAGGACAAGTCCTTTGCCTCCGGTGATGTTCACGATTTAACCTTTGCCGAGTTCCGCGAAAAGTTTCTCCACTCTAAGACCTTTCCACACCAGCAAAACCTGGTAGATATGATTGAAGGTAGAGAGCCTGGTTGGCTACACCCTTCTATGAAGTATGAGCCAGGGCTTGCATCTAATAGAATTCTTTTGAACATCCCGCCCAACCACGCCAAGTCAATTACGATCACGGTGGACTATGTAACCTGGCAGGTAGTACGTAACCCCAACTTTAGAGTTTTGATTGTTTCCCAGACCCAGCAGTTAGCTGCCGACTTTCTCTACGCCATCAAGCAACGCCTGACTCATCCGATGTATGAATCACTCCAACAGGCTTACGCTGCTGGCGTAGGGTTTAACTCTAAGTCAGCCTCGTGGCAAGCCACCCGTGTTACCTTTGGTTCCGAGCTACGTGAGTCTAGCGAAAAAGATCCAAACATCGAAGCTATTGGTATCGGTGGTCAGATCTACGGTAAGCGTGCAGATATGATTATCGTAGATGACGCTGTTACCTTAAAGAACGCTAACGAGTTTGAAAAGCAGATCCGCTGGTTAACCCAGGACGTGCGCTCTCGTTTGAACCCTACAGGTAAACTTGTAGTAATCGGTACCAGAGTTTCGGCTATGGACCTATACCGCGAGCTACGCAACGAAGACCGCTACCCAGGTGGTCTGGTCCCGTGGAAGTACTTGGCTATGCCAGCACTTTTAACTACGCACGAAGACCCCGACAAGTGGGAGACTCTCTGGCCTGCAAGTGATGCCCCATTCGATGGTCAGATGGAATCTGACAAGAACGAAGACGGCCTCTACCCTAGATGGAATGGTCGCAACCTTTACAATGAACGCCAAGCTATGGATGCAAGTACCTGGGCTTTGGTCTATCAACAACAAGATATCTCAGATGATGCCATCTTTGATCCGGTATGTGTGCGAGGTTCTATAGATGGTATGCGTAAAGCAGGTCGCCTTGTTCCTGGTAACCCAGGCCATCCGCGTGATGTTAACGGCTTTTCTTTTATTTGTGGTCTTGATCCCGCTATGGTTGGTGATACAGCCGTCGTTTGTTACGCTATTGATCGGGTTAGTCATAAACGCTATATCGTTGATGCTATTAAGATTACTCGTCCTACGCCTGCTGCAAT